ATGAAAAACATCAAGGCCCAGGAAAAGAACACAGGCGCCATAGGAATAGCAACCAAGAAAGTGACCAGTTTTGGTGATCAACTTGGCTTTGCCACGAAGTTCAAATGGATGGAACTGGGCAAAGGAATCATAGACACCGGCAAGAACTTCATGATGGCTGACCGTAAGGTGGAGGGGTTCGGTGACGCACTTAAAGGTTTCGACGGGCTGAGCCTGTTGGGTGTGAAATTAAGCGACCTAGGTAACACAGCGGACTTCAACGTGGGCATATTCAAACAACTGTCACAGACGGGAGCCGGCTTCGGCAAGTCAGTGATACAGTTGAGAAACGCGGCATTGGCGGCCAACATGCCGATACTGGATTTCGTTGACCTCATATCAACTAACTCGACCACACTGGCGAGGCTTTTTGGAACTGTCATGGACGGCATGCCGTCCATACAGGGATTCACTACAGCGTTGAGGGAGCGGACACGGAATGAACTCGCTGAGTTCGGATTGAACCTTGATGAAACATCAGAGTTCCTTATCACACAACTCGAGATACAGAGAGCCAGGGGAAATTCAGAACGTGTGTCACAGATGGACCTTGTGTCAAGGACCGTGGAGTACGCCAAGAACCTCACCAAGTTGAGCAAACTGACAGGAATACAGGTATCAGAATTAGATGCAACCAATCGTCAATTGGCCGTCGAAGGAGCATTCCAGGCCTCATTGTTGCAGTTGAATCAGAAAGGCAGAGACGCTACCACCAGAGCCACAGCCGCGATGGAGAACCTGTCACCTGAATTGGCCACTGTGATAAAAGACATCACACAGTTTGGTGTGGCAACGTTGCCTGTGTCACAAGCGTTCCAGGTGGCGAATCCGCAGATAATAGATTTCATAAAACAGTTGAATGAAGGTTCGCTGAGCAGTGCAGACTTCGTCAGCAGGGTCAAAGGAGCATCCAACACTTTAGGTACCGATTTTGCGAAGGCTTTGGCAGACGCCTCAAAATTTGGCCTACCGGGTTTTGAAGAATTCCTAAATTCGCAGGCCAAACTAGCAGGGTCAGGTTTAGATACAGCAGACAAACAGATGAAAGTGCAGGGTGACAACACAGCCTTATTGGTTGGCTTCAATGAAACAATAAAGACACTGAAGACACAGGCGGAGTCAATCAGCACAGACGTGTTCGGCAAGATACTAAAATCAGATACCCTTGGCAACTTGTTGGAGACCATATCCGGATCAGTGGAGGGCCTCACAGGATCATCTGTTTCAGAGAAGTTGGGCAACGCCCTGGGCAATGGTTTCATGTTCGTGAAGGAGAAAGCGGGAGCAGTCAAAGAATACTTTACCAAGGGAGAAGACGGCAAGGGCTTCCTGGAGAACGCAATAGACAACGATCCCAACACGCCGGGCATACAAGTGTTTGGCAAACCAGACATACAACGACAGGAACTCCCAACGGACCAGAGGAAAGCACTTCAGATGTTCAACGGTTCAGACGGAATGCAGGATTTTGGATCAGGCACTCCGGCCACACTGCATGGCATAGAAGCGGTAGTTCCAAAAAACGATTACGGCCAATTGGCCAAGGTCATAGAGCAGATGACAGGCAACACAGGTGCTACACCACCGGCAAGTGATGACATGCAGTCCGTGAACACGCAAAACTACCTACGTGAGCTTGTGGAATTAAACAAAAACGCACAGAGAGCCTTAAATACGCTTGTAACGGTAAGTGCAATGACAGAAAAGAATACCAAATCAATGAATAATAATGTTGCAAACATGGGCGGAAGTCTAGTATAATAAAGTATGGCTTGGAAAAAATATTTTAAAGACGCAAACATGTCTCCGATTTCAGGAGAGAAGGTACCCAACTTCGCCAAGAGGAACTACAGTTCTTACTTGCCGGACGTTTACACGGGACACCCCAACAGGATACAGAGATACTTCCAGTATGACCAGATGGATTCGGACAGTGAGATCAACGCGGCACTGGACATCCTGGCAGAATTCTCAACACAGAAGAACACGGAAAACGAGACACCATTTGATCTTGTGTTCAAGGACGAGACCACAGAACACGAAGTGAAACTTCTCAAGAAGGCTTTGCAACAATGGACCAAATCTAATCAGTTCAACAAGAGGATCTTCAGGATCTTCAGGAACGCACTGAAGTACGGAGATTGTTTCTTCGTGAGAGATCCAGAAACCAACAAATGGTTGTACATCGACAACGCCAAAGTTGACAGGATCGTTGTGAATGAGTCCGAGGGAAAGAAACCTGAACAGTATGTGATCAGAGACATCAACCCCAACCTACAGAGACTGAGTGCGACACAGATCACACCCAACCAAACTTATGGTGGCGGTGGAACCACGGGTGGCGGCACTGGTGCATACGGTCAGAGCTATGCCAACGCAGGTGCCACAAACAACATGTCAGGCTTTGCGGGTGGAAACTCCGGTGGAAGATTCTACAAGACGATGAATGCGTACAACATAAACGCAGAACACGTGATACACATGTCGATGTCAGATGGTCTAGACAACCTATTCCCATTTGGACAGTCAGTGTTGGAACAGGTATTCAAAGTTTACAAACAAAAAGAATTATTAGAAGACGCAATCATCATCTACAGGGTTCAGAGAGCACCTGAGAGAAGAGTTTTCTACATTGACGTTGGTAACATGCCAACACACTTGGCGATGCAGTTCGTTGAGCGAGTGAAGAACGAGATCAACCAGAGAAGAATTCCGAGTGCATCGGGTGGAGCAAACTTCATAGATGCAACATACAACCCAATGAGTATAAACGAAGATTACTTCTTCCCACAGACAGCGGAAGGTAGAGGATCTAAAGTTGACACACTGCCGGGTGGTACAAACCTAGGTGAGATCGATGACTTGAGATTCTTCACAAACAAACTGTTCAGAGGACTGAGGATCCCAAGTTCTTACCTACCAACAGGTGCGGAAGATGGCGGACAACAGTACAATGACGGCAGGGTAGGAACAGCATACATCCAAGAACTGAGATTCAACAAGTATTGTGCTAGACTACAATCAATGTTGGCAGAAACTTTTGACAGTGAGTTCAAATTATGGGTCAAGAACAAAGGCTACAACATAGACAACGGTATGTTTGAGATAAAACTCAACCCACCACAGAACTTCGCACAGTACAGACAGACAGAAATGGACCAAAGTAGGGTGAACACATTCACGGCAGTGGCGGATCTACCTTACATGAGTAAGAGATTCGCACTGAAAAGATATCTAGGACTCTCTGAGGAAGAAATGGCAAGGAACGCAGAACTATGGGCAGAAGAAAACAATGTGCCTCAGAAGAAACAGAGCAAATCAAATGAATTGAGAGGTGGCGGTGTGACACAGTCAGGAATCAGTTCAGACCTAGATCAATTCGAGGAACCAACAGCGGATCCAGAAGCACCCGAACCAGGATCACCACAGCCAGGCGGACCAGGACAGACCCCAGGCGGACAGACGCCAGGCGGCACAGGTGGTGGCGGACAGGTATAAGGATTAAATACGTTTATGAAACTGAATGAATTCTTCACATACGGCGCAGATGGCTTTGAACAGGACAAGACCTATGAGCCTGAGAACGATATTTCAATCCTAGATTCAGAAGACACAAGGAAAACGAGATTAACACTCAAACAGATCAACTCTATGAGGTTGGCATCAGAGGCACACGATGCTCAACAGAAGGAAGAGGCAGTATTCGTCCAAAAGATGTACGGACAACCTGCCCAAGACGATAACTTAGAGTTATAATGTCACAAACAGCATTCGTACTGGGTAACGGTGAGTCCCGTAGGGGCATAGATATCAACGATCTCAAGGAAAAAGGCACAGTGTATGCCTGCAACGCCGTGTACAGGACACATCAACCACACTGGTTGGTGGCGGTCGATCCCAAAATGATGATAGAGATCGCGGAGACTGATTATGTCGTACATAATAAAGTGTACTCCAACTACAACAATCAATACGAGAAACACCAGAAACTGCTGGATCATGTGACCTGGTCAAAACCCAGCCTGGGATGGAGCAGTGGTCCAACTGCACTTAAACTGGCCTGTGATCACGGATTCAAGGACATATACATACTGGGTTTTGACTACCAAGGGCATAAAGAAGACAGCAAGAACAACAGATACAAACTCAACAACGTATTTGGAGACACCCGCAACTACAAGAAGCGTAGCGACGAGGCCACATTCTACGGCAACTGGATGAACCAGACCAAACGTTGCTTGGAGGACTACAAGGACGTGCAGTTCCATCGTGTGATACCCAAAGGCTGGTTCCAACCCAAGGATCTAGAGTGGAAGGGCAACATAGATCACCCCACAACAGAGCAATTCCTAGCAAAATTTGACCTGCAGATCAAGATCTAGCCAAAATACACCTTTTCTCACCAGTTACAGCACCGTTTCTGCCACTTCACAGTAAATACAAACACTTATAAGTACAAATCGACCTAATTAGAAGGAGCACGTGTAAAATGTCAAATAATAAATTTGAGAGTTTATTAGAGTTACTGATAAACGAAGAAAACGATAAAGCGGAGGCTTTATTCCACGAGATCGTAGTTGAAAAATCTAGAGATATCTACGAGAACCTAGCAGACGAAGAAGTGACTGCTGAATCAAAAGACGAAGAAGTTAAAGAAACTGAAGCATCTGAAGAAGAGAAAGTAGAAGAAACTACTG